TTGCGTCAAAAACACCTTATTATTTCCGTTTTAGCACCAAATCAGCACCAAGTTTTACTTGGTTTTCTGCGTTTGGTGCTGCTACGACACCAAGGTGATTTTATGCAAAAACCAATTAAACGCGGCAATGCGTGGCGCATTCAAGTCAGATATAAAAACCTTCGCGATTCTGCAACAAGAGACACCGCACAAGAATGTGAACAATGGGCTGCCATTCGTTTACTTGAGCTAAAAACTCTTAGTGAAACACCAGAATCACTAAAGCCTAGACCCCCTTTCCCATTTAAATATCTATTTGAAAAATACTATCAAGAGATTGGAAGGCATAAGCGTGGGTATACATACATTAAGCAGCAACTTAAGGCTATTGAAATATATTTCGGTGATATAGCAACAACCTCTATACATGACATCACACCACAGATGGTCCTGAAATGGCGCAATGATAGGTTAAAAGAAGTAACCCCAGGTACTGTACAACGACAGATGTGCCTATATTGTTCAATTTTTAATTATGCAAAAAACGAGCTCTTTCTTATTTCAGAAAATCCGTTTGCTCAAGTTACAAAACCTGTAAAACCAAAACCTAGAAATCGGCTTATTGCAGAACATGAAATTAAATCAATACTGAGTGCACTTAATTACAAAAAAGGATCAACACCAACGACACCAGCGCAATACGTCGCATGGTCTTTTCTTTTTGCTATTGAGACTGCTATGCGACGTGGTGAAATTGTCGGAATCACCTGCAACAACATTCACACTGATTTTATTCATTTGCCGATGACAAAAAACGGAGATTCAAGGGATGTTCCTTTATCAAATGAGGCTCGTAAACTTTTAGATTTAGTGCCCCACACCGATCGCGTAAAACTGATCCCGCATAATGACAATTCTTTTAGACTATGTTGGCAGCGTAATTTAAAGAAAACGGGCCTAAGTGGCTTAGTACATTTTCATGATACAAGACACGTTGCTATCACAAATTTTGTGAACCAGCGTAAATTGCCTGTTGAGATCCTTGCAAAAGTTACTGGACATAGGGATATTAAGACGTTAATTAACACGTATTACAATCCGTCAGCTTCTGATATTGCAAAGATAATGAATGCTTAAAAGCAATTCAGCTTAGTAGCTGAATTTACTTGATCCGTATAGGAGGCCGCGGTAGCCTCCAATTTCTTTTTTGAAATCTCACTTCACCAAATAAAATTGGTAATTCATTTCCGTTATAGTCATAGACTTTAAGCACATTACCTTGTTTATCAACTGTCGCGAGCAAATCGCATTCTCGGTCATATCCGCCACGTTCATAAACTCTTATTAATTTCTGTTGCATTTAATAAAGGCCATAAATCTAAAAATAAAATTATAGCCCTAGGTTTAAAAAAAGAAATGTCGTTGCGACACGGTTAGTCGTTTTATTTTAAAGGGAGCGCAAAGCTTTTTCAAAAACATCAGCGTATTTAGCAATTCGTTTTGCTTCATCTGCACCGTTGATAATACGTCTAGCATTGACGTAATCCTTTTTTGATTGATTGAAATAGTCCGAAAGTTTGCGCCCAGTGAACCAACCTTCTTTCATACCAATAATCATGATTTTCGCTGCTATATCTGGGTTGAGTGCAAATTCTGGATGATTGACTAAATCTATGCCCAGTTTCTTTTTTGCGAATTGATAATTGCTGAGCCATGTGAGTTGAACATATCCGCGGCCATAATAGATATGATCTAGACCTTTATAAATTGACCCGTCAATATCAAACTTCTTTCCGTATTTACGACCTACACCTTTCCCGATTTCCTCAATCGGCTGCATGGTTCGAGCGGTTTCATGCCACGCGGTTGCGAGCATGTATGCAGCTTGGGGGTATGTGATGGATTTATCTTGATCTATCGCTGTCACAATTATGTTGAGTCCGTCAACTTGCGATTGTTTGAAAGCCCCTAGGTTCTTACGAAGAATTACAAAACCGCCTGCTGTCATTTTCATTACTCATCACTCCCTTTCTTCTTTTCTTGCTCAGAACTGCCGAAGTAAAAACCGCATGCTGTTGTCATAGCACCTGCAATAAAACCTAATGCCGTATTAATTAAGTTGCTGTTCTCACGAGGCATATCTTTAAAGAACAGTGAAATAATTAAAACGAACATAAGAGCAACTAAAGAAAATGCTAAGTATGCACGTGTGCTGTCATTGTTCATTTTTTAACATCCCTTTCGATTTGTGAAAGTCTTGCATTAGCTGCATTGGCGTCTGTATCAATGCGAGTCAATTTAGATGTGTGGATGGATGTTTCTTGTTTAAGATCAATAATTGAGGAACCAAGCCAACCCGCCATGCCTATAAGTGCGCCAGTCAATGCGCCACTAATCCAACGAACAACGTTCAATCCGCCATCAAGACCGCTAGACTTGTTTTCTAAAAACCGCACCTTTTCATCTAGCCGATCAATTTCGCGCGCGTTGTCTTTACCTTGGTTAAGAATCACTGCAAGTTGCTCCGATTGGCGCACTTGATTTTCAGACAGCGCTTTAAGTTCTGCCTGAACTTGATCTATTTTTTTTTCAACTCTTACGCCGTATGTTTCCTGTTCAGACATGGAAAAAGCCCTTACCCGTTTTTAATAATTTTACAGATAAGGGCTTTACACGTATCGATTTCTGTTGACATTAGAAAAGCTCGTGCTTGCTTGTTGCTTGTGTGATTAAGCGGTTAAAAAACTAATATAAACATCACTATATGTTAAATCTTTAGTTGAGGATTTAACTTTCACTGTGTTAACCCCCTTGTTTAATTCAATATTACTTGCAATTGTAGCCACGCCAGAGCCCGTCGCTTGTGCTACATAGTCCCAGCCGTTAATTGTAATCGTCAAATGCCCTGTTGTTTCGCTCGCTGCGATTAATTGAATTGTGGAGGCTAAAATCCTTTTTTGAATTGGACTATATACTGTAGCATCAGATGGGGCGGCACTCGAAGATGAAAGCGAGACACCAAGTTTGGTGGAAATAAATGGTGTTAACGTGATATTTCCTTTTTCAATTAAATCGCGGTGAATGTTTGTCACCCCATTAACGGAATTGTTGGTGTATTTACAACCCATTGTGGGATTGGGGTTTAAAATATCTAGAGAGCCCGCACTAGTTAAGATATTACTACTAACAAATTCATTGTAAGAAATATCTGCACTGCTATTATCTTTGTATAGATTGTACTGAAAACCACTCACACTATTGAGATTGATTGCATTATTTTTCAGACTGCCAAGCCTTTGAATTCCGACCTCTCCCCGAGTACCAGCGGTTATTAATTTGTATAAATGACGGAATAAATATGTATCATCAAGCACATTTTGACTAATTGTTATGATGTAAAACCAGTCATTAGCAACGTCTCCATGTGTCCATTTTTTTGTATTTTCTGAAATTGCTGTAACTGTCATTAATGTGTTTTTTACGTAAAGCTGACTACCCACCGACACATTATAAGAATTAATCAAATCTCTTTGCACAAGAAATTGGTTAGATGAGAGTACTTCTGCGACAAAAGTATTTGGACCAAACTTCTGCAAGACATCTCTAGTAAACATCCCGTTAATATTATTGGACTTAACAGTTAAACCGTTTCCGTCGCTAATATTTATACCGTATATGGAGTTTGCTAGTGAATTACTATTAATGTCAATTTGGTTTAAAGGATTTTTTAGATTCGCCGGATATATCGCGTACTCACAATTTGAAATGGTATTGCTATTAATATCACCCTTGATAAAATTATCATTAGCTAAGGCTATAATACCTGCATAGCAGTTATCAACTACATTGTTGTAGCATTTCATGTTGTAACTTTTCAGGCTCTCAAATTCAATACCATACAGCCCGATATCACTGATCGTATTGTTGTACACATAAGCAGTGCCACCATTGCTGTCATTAACGCAATTAATGCCGCTTTAAATTATAACTAAGCTGATGGTATTGTTGTAAACTTTTGCATCTCTTGAACCTTCTATACTAACACCCCATGCGTATGTATTGCTGATAACATTGTTAACTACAGATGCATTGTCACAACGCAATCCTTGTATCCCCACATCTCCGTCTTGCCATTGATCAGCTCCCGAATGTTTGCTGTTTCGATTAATTCCAGTAATTTTCAACTCTCTGGCATATATATCTGGACAGTCAATTGCTATGATCATTCCGCGAGGGTGATACCATGTTTCATCGGGCTTGATGTGTGTTGTATCCCATGTCCAATTATTTGGATCTCCTTTAATATCTGAGTCTACCCCCAATATGCCGAGATTTTTGACGGTATAAACAACCAAATGTCGATTAATTAAATATTTCCCAATAATTTTAATTGTAAATCCGTCTTTAGCTGCACTCAAAATACTTTGCAATCTTGAAGTAACGTTTTCATCAGTACCATCCCCAATTAGACCTGCATCATCAGTTGATAGCAGCATAGACGATATATCTCGAACCCAGCCATCAATAGTGGTACAGCCATTATTGAGCAATGACTGTGCTGAATCGTATGAAAAGTTTCCTCCTCCTTTTCCTAAACCTCGATGAAAAGATTTGACATTTACAGTCCGACCTTGCCATTTTTCTAATGTCAAAAGATCGGCGATCGATTCGACTGTAGTGACAATTTTTCGGTTTAATAGATATTGTGTTTTTGCATCGTCAATCTGTGTATCAACAAACTTAGTTAAAAGACCAAAAACGGGTTGCCCTGAAATAGTACTAGCAATCGAATCTATATACGCCTTTAAATCCGCTTCTCGTTGTTGCGCAAGAAGATCATAGTTAATATCTGCAAGAATCCGCGATTGTGCTTCTGAACTCAGCAAGTGATTCCATTCTTGTAGAATTGCGGTGAGCTTATCTAATGAACGCTCAATTGCATCCGGGTAGAAATTATCATAGTTTGTAATGTCGAGAAGCTGATCGATAGGTGTTTGACCTGCAACATAGAAAAAGGTCTGATTGTTAGGGGCAGTAGTAAATGTCACGTACCCGCCCATTTCATCTTGATTGATTTTGACCTGATACATGGTTTTATCCATGTCCTCAAATTCTGTTCCCTTCTTTACACGCACAGTTACGCCGTTTTCATCTTCTTGATCAAAAACGCGAAATGTAAAGTCAAAACGTGTATTTGTACCATTCCCAACGTAAAGTTGGCTTAGTCGGTCAGATACTGGAACAGTCATATATTCACCAAAATTAAAAGGCCGTATTACTACGACCATTTTATTGAAGGTGATTTGTGAATAGTTGATAGGAAATCAGGTGCTGTCAACAGCTAATAATCAATTCTCAGGCGCATGTTTTCCCATAATCCTACCCCTAAACCCGTTTAGCCTCCCACGGTCATCTCAGCTTTTTGATAAAGTTTCGATAAAATACGCTTTGCAGTATCCCGATGAATACCAAACTCTTTACACATTCTATTTATGTCATCGGGGTGGTATGTCGTCTTTAACATCTGTAAAGCAATAGCGACTTTATCCCTCATCATTGGACGGCAGTTTGATGGGGTCATGCTTGCAATTTCATCATCAGGCAATAAACGCCCTTGGTTAATTCTACCTTGTACGGGTTCAGAATATTTTTCTCCGAGTTGACAAATTAAAGGCATTGATAGATCGCTTTCACTGATTTCACCTTCGACTATTCTAGATCTATGTGCAAGTTCGTTTAAGGCAGTAATAACGGTTTTAAAATCTTTACGAAGTTTACGAACATGATCCGCGTTAATAAATGAATAGTTGGATGCGTCTCGGATGGTAGTTATCCCATCGTTTCGAATTACAGCAAATCGATTTGAACCTATCTTAATTGGTTCAGGAATATGTAAGAAGGTATTCTCTGGTGTGTTACGCGCCTGTTCAATTTCTTTTAAAACCATCGCATCATATGCACGGATGACTTGCAAATGAAACTTCGGACTAATCCACATTGCGTACGCGTAGACTAATTCTTTAACTGCGTATGTACCTTGATTAGATACCCCGCGGACAATATTTATCGCTGAAATTTTAACCGAGTTGCATTTTTGCAACTCGTCAATTAAATCCTTTGTTTGCTCGTTACGAAGCCAGAAAGGCGGTTTATGCTTATCCAGTGCCCCGCTAGCCTTATGCAAATCGTTTAGGCAAAAACGACCTTCACTGTCGCAACGGATTAAAGTAGAACCTAATGTGAGTGTTTGGTTTGAAAAATGCTGACCCATTTTCGTTTACTCCTGTCGATAAGATTAACCCACTTTTGAGATGGGCGGTCAGGAGCTCAAAACCGTCAACAGTCGGCGGGCGTATTTCCCTTACGGGTGTTGTATTAGCCGCACTCCCGACCATAGAGTAAACATGTGCGTGATCAGACACGTACAGGAGTATACATGATCGGTATTGCCTTTTTAAGGACAAAATTAAAGCCACGATGACGCTGTGACAATACGCTGTTGAATTGGGTGTTTTGAGCACCTGATAAAACTTTAGCCTATTTTAGCTGAACATGCAAATTTTTACGTATTCGTAAAATATTGCACGATTAACAGATTATTTAGAAAAGGATGGACATTCTCTAGAGTCGAAAGAAAATGTTTGAATGCTTTCAAAATCATCATTAACAATTAAAGCGGTAATAACCATGCCTCCGTCTTGAAGGATAGTTTTGCTTTGCGCATAGTATCCTTTGCAAAAATTACTAAGAGATGTTCTTAACCAGTTTTTCGGGTAAATATCCTCTTTGCTTTTAATGCCGTCTATTTGCATTGTTGTGTTAAATGCGTTCGGAGAGATGTTTAGATTCAATATCCTTCGTTCAGAATCTATGTAAAGGGGCATGGACTCTACATTTTCTTTATTCATTTCTCTAAAAAAAGAAACATATTTTTTTCTATCAATTATTTTAAAATTTTTATCAACTAATCCGCGTTCTAAAAACATATCATCTAAATCAGAATGAGCTAAGGCATTCATTGATATAATAAAAAGCATAAATAAAAGATATTTTCTCATCTTGCTCCCCTATTTTTCAAAGCTAAGAAAGACAATTACTGCTAGTACAAAAACGCTAATCAAAAAATCAAATGTACTAAAACTACTTAGGTAATGCCCTAAACCTTCGTTGGACGACATAACGCCCAGAATGCCAAAACCGAACGATACCCCAAAAAATATTAAAAATCTTTGCCAGTTAAAAGTGTATTTACTCACTCGGTTCCCACCAGAAACTATTGCCCCTATCTTCCATTCGTTGCTGTAGTTTTGGAAGATAATCAGGATCAATCATATTTTGAATTTTAGAATACAGCATTCTGTCTATTATCAGTTTACTGTACCATAAGTTTTGAAACGGTAAATTGCCTTTTAGGGTATTGGCAACTTCCATTGCGCGAGAGGATTCTTTACCTTCAATAAAATTATTGCCCATACCAGTGAGTAGCATACCCAATTTACCGCCCTGACTAACAAGGGGGCCTGCTACAAAGTCTCCAAAACTCTTCCCTGTCGGGTCAGATAAAGCGCTCATCAAGTCCCCTAAGAAAGACAGCCCACCGCCTTTAAGTATTGATTTAGTAAAGAAATCTGTTGTAAATACAGGTTCAGGGTTTTTACCGTTAGCAATATTCTGCATCTGAACAATCAATGCGCCTGCAAAAGTTTGGTACGCAAGAAGCGATACTAGAAATGTCGCTCGGCTTTTAATATCGCCTTGAGCAAACGCACGGTGCCCTATGCGTAGCATATATGCCATAGGAAACCCTTTAAATTGAAAAAGAGTCCGTCCCAGTTCCCCTTGTATTGTGCCTGCATCGCCAAGGTTAATAATACTTCGTTCTCTAACCCCCGCTTCTATTACTGCCACGCTTTCTTCATTAAAAATGTGGGTTTGATACTTCATCGCTGCTTTGTAACGGTAATCTTCGATCGCAGTTGGGCTGTTCTGTTTGTCTTCTGGTAGGTATTTTTTGATTACATCATCAGGCGCATTAAAAAAATCATTCTGGGTTAAAACAGAGGTACCATCTTCACGTTTTGATGGTGTCAAATCTCGCCATAAATTCCAGTCTTTTTCCTTAATTCCATTTCCTTTTAATATTTTTAAATCATCAGCCCCTAAATCTTTCCACTCCATTCTACGGGTCAGATCAGCAAGTTTATTCATGTGCACCAGGTTAAAAGCTCGTTTCATCCCTGCCGTAACAGCATTGAGTCCTGAGATTTTCATGGTAGTTGATGCCAGTTGCTGCATTCTTGAATTAAAGCGCCCTGCTGCTGTTGCACTGCTTACGACATCCGCATCTCATGCTGCCTCACTCCCGTATTTCAACGCACAACTTGCTAATGCTCTTACTGCTTCTATATCATCTTTGGCGACTTCTTCTTGCTCGCGTATGTAATCAAGCCAATCGCGTGCTGACATAGTTACGGTCTCTTCTTCGCCATTTGAGTTAAATCGATTTACAGTGACTTCCATATCAGGATTGCCTGTATCTGGATGCGTGTGATACGCAACGAACTGTTGGCCACGTCCAAGTACCTCTACCCGTTGTTTATGAATCTCTTTGAATGGCTTATCGACATCGGCAGGATCAGCAAACCAAGCCGAAGTTGATTTACCCCAATGCGGATCTTCAGCGCGATATTCGCTGCTTTTCAACATTACTTAAACGTAATTGTTGCGTTTCTAATTTTTTAAGTTCAGCAGTAACTAAGGAATATTTTGAGCGTAGGTTGTCAACGTTTTTACCCATACTGCCGAAAGTACGAATCGCCTCACCCAACTGCCGTTGGTTTTGTTTGACCTTATTGATTTCTGTACCGATCTTGCCGAGTTCTTTAGTCGTTGAACCAATAACGGTACGGAAGCTACCTGCCAGTGCGCCACCAATTGTGATAACGGCATTCAGTTTTTTGTTGGCCATGCTCAATCACTTTAATCTCTGATTAAGCAATTCTGTGATGAAAGCTAGTGATTTATCATTATTCAGTTTTTCATCTATTTTATGTATCGACTATCGATTCCATAAATACGTACAAATTATTATGGTTATCAAAATTGCTAGAAATCGCCAAGCTTTCATATAAAAAATTCCAACTCAACTTGATAAGATTTAACCAACAATGTTCTTATAGGTTAAGCCAATTGTAAAAATAATAGCTGCGCAGCCAAACAACCAAGCAGCCCAAAAAGCTGCGTCTGCAATTCGATTCCCAGCTCTATCCGCACCTTGTTCACTCATTTTTCCATCTACCTTTATCTGGTTTTTGGGTTTATAATTGAATAAATTTTTCATCCTTTAGCCTGTCTATATAAAGGTGGAAAATAAAAACCCAAGACGCCACATCTTGGGTTTTTGCTTTAATAGAGCAAGATTAATAACAATAAAGGTCTATTTCATTATTCAGTTTTTCACTTTAGATAATTAATCCAGGCGATAACGATTTGAGAGATTGGGAATAAGGCAACAACCAGCAATATCCAATAGCAATAATTTCTGACAGATTTATGAGTCTGAATCATCTCTAATGCTTTCACAATCCACTCTCCAATGTTAAAATTCATCTATGTTCTGATCTCAAGTCTGCATTGTGGTTAGAAACAAAAAAGTTCATGATTCCAGTCATGGGCTTTTGTCTTTTCTACGGCATAAAAAAACCCCGCATAATGCGAGGTTAGATAAAGTCAAAGCTTATTTCATTATTCAGTTTTTCACTTAGTGCAGTGCCATCTCGGCGCTTTTGGCTAGAAAAGCTGAACGACTTAAATGTTGTTTTTTTGCCATCGCATCAATACGCTTAACCAGTGATTCAGGCATGCTGATATTGATCCGAACAGACTTGCTACTGACTTTAGATAAATCAATATCGACCAATAACCAATAGCCTCCTTCAAAGCGATCATCACCAATCCATTGTTCAGGGCTAGATGGCTCTGGCAAGGGCAAATCCTCACCATCAAAATATACTTCTACTGCCTCTTGTGCCATACGCTGAATATCCTGCATGTCGTCAGCAGCACTAAAGCAACCTTCAAAATCAGGAAAAGTTAAGCCATAGGCAGAGTCTTGGTCTTTATGGACATATACGGGATATAACATCTTTACCTCCATTCCCAACCAGCTTGTTTATATATGTTGCGCAAAGTTCCGATCGGCATGTCTTTACGTGGATGTGGTACGACGACATGACCTGATTTTTCAGGATGTTTAAATTTTTCATGGTCGCCTTTACCACCCACCTTGATCCAGCCTTCCTGTTCCAAGCGTTTGATAATTTCTTTGCTGTTCATTGTGTAATTATACACACCTTTATAAATATTTACGCATAAAATTAAAAACCACCCAAAGGTGGCTTATAGGTTTTTTGATTGCAAGATTAGGATTCATACTCTTTTTGATATGCATCTTCTTGCGATTTTGAAAACTCCAAATTATCCGAAACAAGACCTTCTACAATTGCAAATAGTCTTTTCATATCGCTAAATACTGTATCAGGCACGTTATAGACCTTCATCACATACTCTGCCGTTTTTTCATGGTTATTACGGATGGCATCAATCATAACGGATAGATCAGCCACTTGCTCATAAGCTAAAGCGTATCCTTCAGATACATCACTAGCGTCGTAAGATTTGACTTGTTCTTTAGGTTGTACCATACTGTTCATCGTTGACATTCCTGAATGTTGACAACTGAAAGCCCTGCTCGCCAAAGTCTTGGGCTTTTTTATTGCCTGAATTAAACATGATTATTACCTAATAGTTTGGAAAGTCGGGTTAAGCCTTTTGGAGTGACTCTCACCTGTTCTGTGATTTTTTCTGAACCATCAGGACGAGTAATCATTTCAGTTTTATGTTCCAGATAGCCTGCCTGTAGCTTATCGCTATATCCATGCCATGCAGCATTACCAACACGTTTATAAATCCAGTTATTTAGATGTAGCCATTTGATTAGATCACTCTGGCGCATCTGTAAGTTATTTGCCGTGTCACGTAGGCAAAAACTTCCATCAGCCTTAGCAATACGATCAAAAGCCTCAACTGTTGGCTGCATGACTTCAACTTTCTGCTCTAGTTCAACCATCTTCTCGGAGTACCCAAGTAGTAAGCCGCGTAAGATATTAGGATCAGAAAGTGCCTGCATAGGATCGATAGGTTTTGCAACTTGTGCCTCAAGTTCTTGCCAACGATCTACTAAGCGAGCTGTAAACTCTGGGCAAAGTTGAGCAACTACGATAATGCTGTCACGTTTACCTTGCTCGCCTGTGAATAGATAGACAGTGGTATTCTGTTTACGACCGATAGAGTTTAAGAATGACGTTTCCACCATTGGGGGAAGCGTTATAACCCCTTTTTCTGCAAGACGTTCAATAGATTGTTTTACTTTATCAGGGCGTGATTGAACCAATTCAGAAATTTCCAAACTATTCATAGATTGTGTTTGCAAAGGTGCAATTGCATTCATGTTCTTACTTCCTTACTTTGATTAACCAATAATTCAACTGCTTTATTTATTAAATAATTCATTGAACGTTCTTCTTGCTGCCCCTTCGCTTTTAACTTTTGATGTAGTTCAGTGTTGAGGCGAACTTTTACGTCTACTGTCTTTACTTTTTTCATTGTTACTCCATTTTAGAACCACCGTGGTTCATTTGAATTAAATTTAAACCACCGTGGTTCTATTGTCAATACCACCCTGATCTATAAAATAAGATTAATTTTTTATGGTTTCCCCTTATGAGCAGAGAAGATCCGCAGTTAAAAATACGCCTCCCTCAAGAGCTAAAAGATAAAATTAGTGAGTCTGCTTCAAATTTGGGAAGATCCATTAATGCTGACGTTGTAGCCAGACTGGAACAAAGCTTTGAAACTCCTAAGAATGAAAATACCGATGAAGTATACGAACTCATTTCTGAGAAATTTTTACTAAATTTAATGCGAGTTCTTAAAGAACAAGGTCTAGATAGCAATTCGATTAATCGAACAATTGTAAAATCTGCGAATTTATTGTTGGAAGATGAACCCCAAAAAAATCCAGAAAAGTAAGTCAGCGCTGACTTATGCTTCAAAATTTTAATACTCATAAAAAAAGCCTCATCGTTGGTGATGAGGCTAGTATGGGTTTGTTTTTTAATTAATTAAAGGAAAGCAATTAAGTGTAATTTAATCCTGAAAAAATTTTAAAAAAATATTTACCGTAATTTTTAATTAACAAAACTTTCTGGAAAAATTTAATTTAAATTTTTTCCAATTTCTGCATAAGCTAGTCTTATTAAACCATCAGAAACAGATAATTTCTTATTGTTATCTAATTTTTCAAAACCTGAAGTATCAAAAGTTTCCCCTTCCAGAAACTCATAATATAACGGTTCAACTGATTTTCTTATAGTATCCTCTCCGTATTGTCCTTTAGGATATAGAGTCACAGCCATTACCGACCTAGTAATTTTATAATTCTTAAGTATTTCCCATAGTTTTAAGTCAAAAAAAGGCAATAATCCGTAAGAGCTCCAATAAATCAAATCTTTTCTATCTACTGGCTTTCTATTATCAATTTTTATTTTTTGTCTTATTTCTTCTAATTTTAGTTTTAACTCATCAAATATGACATTGTCTGGATAAAATGGATTTATACAGATTGGATATTCAGATGGCGATAACCAAAATTTCAAATTACTTGTGAGAAAATCTTGTATGCATTCTTCTTCGTTTGCTTCTTCGTAGTTCTTATTATCTATATATTTTTCAATTATATGACTAATAAATTTAAACTCTTTAACTGTAAAATCTGATACTGGAAGATTTTTTTTAAAATAGCCCAAATTTTCATCACTATAAATATCTATTTCTACAACCTTTCCAGTTTCTCTCTTAAATTCAAACTTTAACTCGTTAGAACATGGATTTTTTAAATTATTTAAAACAGCCAGCTCCTTTATATTATTTGTTTCCTTCTCTGTTAATGAACCATCATCTGCTCCTTCCCTAAAACCAAGAGATGATGAAAAATCATCCATACCATAAATCAGATAAAAGTGTAAAACAATACGCTTTTGTAGAGCATGATGCCAGAAAACTGCTGACTCTTTATCTAAATCATTATATTTATCTAAGTGAAAATCTTTAGGCAAATCATCAATTGTTCTTATAAGTTTCAACACACTTATCCTATAACTTTAAGAAATTAACTATACCCCAACTTGCCCCGCTTGTGGGGTACTTAAATTTAATGATTAAAGCCCAAAACACAGCAACAAATTATTACGCATTACATTATTGTTTTATGCGTAAATTTAAAATATTATGTTTTTATCAAAACAATGGAAAGAAAAAATGGCTTTCAGGGCAGATGAAGAGATCAGAGATGGTAAAGCTTTCGCTGAGAACTATCTTCTTTCTAGACTTAATGACTTAAGTGAAAAACAGCAAGATGAAAGTAGGATTGCCCTACAGGATTTATTTATTGATTTGGGACCAGTAATTGACTGGTATCCAGATTGGCACCCTTTATTGAATATCAGTAGAAGAAGCAGGGATGTGGTTGTTCCACATGCTGATTGTGGTTATGAGGGTCTAGACCATACTGTATTCTTCGCTCATGGATTTATTACCTGTCCTTATGATGATGGGCAAGATGTTATAGATTCGATAGAAAAGCAGACATATAACGATGCTGCTGCAATTACAGTAGAGCGGCTAGATGTAAAGTTTTATAGTTCGCAAGCCACAGCAATATTGGTGAAATGTGAATGGATTAAACCCCTCTATGATGATGGAACTATTCCTCTGTCGGTTGCGATGCCTTTAATTTTAGAAAAAGTGATAGATTATTCAAAGATAAGTAAGGTAGCTGAAACTTGGGAAAATATACTGCCTCATTTATTAGGAAAGCCACATGGACGTAGATCTTCATTATTTGTAAATCAAGAAACCGGACAAGCTATAAAGAAAATGTGGGAACTACTGATAAATTCAGGAATGTTTGGCCCAATTCATACACGCAAATAAATCTGCATATTTGTATATAAATTAGCCTATTAAACATGAAAAAATGTAACAAATTACAACGCATTAATAAGAATATTTATGCACATATACATAAATATTCTTAAAAATTAGTATGTTAGGAATATAAATTTATTTATTATTTTATAGATATTTAATTAATTCAAAAAGATAGCGTATTCCAGTAATTCTAGAACTTTATGGAATGTAATAGAGAGTTAATGATGTTTCGCGACAACTTTTAACGCAGTTAATATATTTAAAAGTAGCCATTTAAGCGTAACTCTTATAAAGTTACAGAATGTTCACTGAGTAGCAACAACACTCAGTAAATAAAAAAAGAGCCAAGTAATTCGACCTACTTGACTCTTTTTGTGGAACTGGTGGTTTTAGGAATCTTCGACCTTTCCTATCACCAATTGTTTTTAACCGCCCTACGACAGGCACATTACTGGAAGTACAGAAATGTAAACAGCCAAAAACTAATTTTATCGCAATAGCGATAGAGGTAAGCGAGCTTACCTCTAAGGTGATAATAGTGTACCAATGGTTCATTGTAAAACATTTTGTGTTAGTTTTTACTAAAACCTAACTGCTATTTAAGCATGCTGAGTAACCAGTATATATTGCTATATTAACGATAAAATATTGTTTTTAAATTACTTCTTACTTTCTATTTTGTGTCTAGGCATTTCCAATAATGGAGAATGTTTAGATGAATACATCTAAAAATCAACAAACTGAACCCCGTTTAATCCGTCGAAAAGAGGTACAAACAAAGACTGGATTAGGCGCATCGTCTATTTATGCCATGATGAAAAATGGTGAATTTCCCTTGTGCCTAAATTTGTCTAAACGGCGCGTTGCATGGATTGAATCAGAAATAGATCAATGGATCGCTAATCGTATTGCTCAGCATAAAGTTTATGTAGGGGGAGTATGATGATGAATATGAAATCAACTCCGAACTACCAACAAATGGCTGTACCATTCCACAATGCTAATCTTTCCATTGTGAACTACGATGGACAACCGTATGTACCCATGAAACCAATTGTTGAAGGAATGGGTTTAGACTGGAAGAGTCAATATCGTAAGATTATCAATAAGTTTAGGATCTGCATGGTCAAAATGACCATGCAGCTACAGGGCGACATTCAAAGCCGTGAAATCATTTTAATGCCGCTTCGTAAACTTCCTGCATGGCTTTATTCTATTGAGCCAAACAAGGTCAAGCCCGAACTTAAAAATACGGTAATTAAATATCAAGAAGAATGCGATGACGTTCTGTGGAATTACTGGACTGGTAAATTGAATACTCGCTATCAGGCATACGAAAAATTAAACCAGCTCCACTTTCAAGAAAAGCTATCTAAAGCTAAAGGCTCTTTTCATGGTACAGGGTTACAGCAGCGTAAAGTTGAGAAACACAAGTTAGATAAAGAAATCAAAGCATGTGAATTGTCTGTACAGGGTGAATTGTTGCTACATTAAGAATTAAATATCCTCTAAAAGTTAGATATTTATTCTAACTTTTAGAGTGATATCTCTGTTTTAACTAGTCAGTGTAATGGAATCCTGAGTATTTTTTACTGGAGTATAAATTTTAAAAGCATCATGCTTAAAGTCGTGTAAAAAAATCCCACAATCAGCACTTTTTTGAACATAATTTAGAAAAAACCATGCAAAAAATAGGGAAATAATCGGAATAATAATAAACCCCATTGAATTTAATAAAATGCCTTTATCATAATAGTGAAAAATCAATGATATATATTTATGAATAATCGTAAATGGTATTAAACCTATAAAGCAAAAAATACAATATCCAATAAGAGCACAAATAACTTTTAAAGCATTGTATTTGGGCTTAAGACAAACTATTGAACCGACATCATCCCTTTCTCTTTTTAACAGACCTCTTACTTTAGAATATCGCTGAACCCATAGGTCAGCATTTTCATAACCTGCAAAGAATTTTGCTTCCTCATAAGTTAAATATTCATTATTAAATAAATGTTTTGCCATCCTATCTTTATAAAGTATTGATTTACTTTCTATATCACTTTCAAAATCATTTGCTAATTTTAAAAGTTCAGCTTGATGCTCTCTGCTATATTTCATCTTAGCTAATCTATTATTTATATATGCAAGAGCTATAGGTACTAATAGGGCAACTATAACACCCATAATTTTTATAAATGTTTCCATATTACATTAACAACCTATTATTCAATAAAAATCTCTTTTTGCATTTTCTCATTATTCCTTAAGATCTGTAATATTGTTACTCCTTTCTTTATATAATTAGAAGCTTCTATAAAAGATTGAACTTCTAATGTAGGGTCATTATTAATTTTCTGGATAATATCATTTTCTTGAATGACACCATCAGCAGGAGAGCCTTTTGAGACACTTATAACTTTGACTCCTGAACCATGTGACGTATTAATTTCAGTAAACTTCATATTCACAGGATAGATTCCTGTTACTGAATAATATTCCATAAAATAATAAGCTAGATATTCATTTACAGTCCCTGGTACTGCTACTGTTGTTAAATCCGCAGTATTATGATTTACCTGATTAACACTTAGATTCGTTTTGCGCGGTGGTTGTGGTTTGTTTGGAATAGAATTAAATGCACCAACTGGCTCAAGACCTTGATTTTTGATAGTAAATACAACTATAGGAGTTTTTAATTTCTTTGCCTGTTGTTTAAAACCATAAACTGTTTCTTTGTAATCAAAATCTGGAAAAAAGGGATGTACTCTTGCCTTTACAGTGTCTTGTTCGATTACCAAGTATCCTTTCTCTAATAACTCTTTTGTACTTTTGTCCAAATCATCAGTTTTTATGACTTCAATTTTGTATGTTTTAAGCACTTGGCTCACAGGTATCGATGGTCGTTGTAAAGCATTTTTTGCTTTTACTTCAGGTGATTCATAAGTCACCCGTAATGTATTATCTGCCCACACATAACTATTGATAGAAAGATATGGAAAAAGAATAAATAATATAAACTTATGCACTTTAAAGCCTTTTAAATAAGATCTGAATTTGTTGCAATTAGCGATAACGCTTATTTCCACCAGAGGTATAACAGTAAATTCCTCCTCTTGGGCCTACACAATCATTAGAACCAGTGCATGGACATGAATCAGAAGAACCGCTGGAATACCCCGAACCTGCGCTGCCTCGACTGCCAGAAGATCGAGATTTTCCTTTTGAGGAATAACCACTATGACTTAAAGAACTATAAGATTTTCCACCACCTCGTCCACCGCCCCGCGCATCAACATTTGTGATAAAAACAATCTGAAAAATGAGTACCCACATTAAAGTTAAAAATTTCATAATTTAGTTATACCTCTAATTATTAGAGGTATTAAAGCTAATAGGATGCTTTAAATCAATCAGTCAAAAATATATTTATATGGATTTAAAAGAACAATGTCCTTTTTTCGACATGATATGAGGCAATAAAAAAGGAAGGCTCTTAGCCCTCCTCCTTTGGTAACCCCTCACACCACCACACCAAATCTGAAACTTTAAACTGCCTTATTTCAGAAAGTGACCATGACGTGTGAGAGGCTAAACCGAGTACATACGATCGTAAAACCGCAGCACTCATGCAGTAAAAAGTTTAAATGCTTCCTGAATACGGCGATAATCTTTTAAAGTCGCACCTTTAATATTATCTGGCGCGACGCTGCACAAATTGGCAAACATTGCTATTTCTTGGTTGGCTTCACTCTGCCCTTTTGCCTGCATCTCGGCAACTAACATATCCTGCACAGTCGGCTCACGCATGGTCAGCACTTGCACATTAGTACTATCAATCGTGATCGGTTTGTTCAAACTGATCTTATAGCCCTCAGGGCATTCCACGATGTATTCTGGTAATTCTGCTACTGTCATTTTTTACATTCCCAATGCTGAACGGATGTCTTGTAAAACATCTACACCATTAATGATGCGCACCATGTTGATCACATCCACTTCATGAACAATTTGACCGCCAATGGTTTGCTTGTAATACGTGAGAGATAAATCATATTTGTCCTTAGGCGGCTCACCTGGTTTAGATGTACCCTGCGCAATTTTGATAATCTTGCCGCGCATTTGATGCTCAACTGCGGTCACTGTACCGTCAAAGCTTTCCATCGCTTCACGGATTGTGAAAGCGGTTGATTTACCTTCACGTACACCAAATAGTGAAAGTACATCCCGATCATGCGAATTAAGCGTGAAATCAGCAGTGAGTTTTTTCATACCCACTGTAATATCTATCGGGGCATCCATACCGCCCGCACGGTACTCTTCGGTTTCAAGCTCAAGTTCAGGTGGGTTACATTCATCTGTTTTACCCGCATGACCTTTACCATCGACAAAAATATTAAAATTCTTGCGAATATCCTTTGCTACTCCGCTCATGCTTTATACCTCACGCAAAAATATCTTTGATATAGTCGTCCACAAGATGTGAGCGGAAGACAATGTGTTCGGCTGGATATACTGGGGTAAAGTCAAAATCAAAATAGACTTTGCCAGATTTAATCACATCAGCCGTATTTAAATCAGGATCTGCCCAACATTCACCGCCAAGAATGGCCTCAATGTTTTTGAGATAGCGAAGGTAGTTATTCACGCCTTCAATCACATCTGACACATAGTTTTTGGTAATGCCACGATCAACCGCCCATAGATGTGCAGCTTTAAGTGACTCATCAATCATATCTGCGGTACGCACCACACATAGGAACTGCCATTTAGCATCAGCCGATAATGTGCGATTGCCCCATAAACGATACCCGTTTTGACGAATAATAGTGGCCACATTTTTTTCATTGAGCAGATTTGCACGACAGTTTGCGTCACCCATGGCAAAATCAATGGCACGAGCGCTACCGATGATTCCATTAATTTCCTGATTCGACGGCGACCACCACCAGCCACGCTCATTGTCAGACTTGGCAATGAGTCCTGCAACGTGCGCGCTTGACCATGAGGTAACAGTTGTACCATCTGTACCCGTTTTCTTGGATTTTGGATCAACCAGAAAAACGCGCTTAGAACCAAAGTCACCTGAATAGGCGATTGCATCTGCATCATTGGTATTTGGGCCATCGGCGATAATTACTGCTTTTAAGCGTTCCGCAATACCTATCAGCTCTGCCACTACGGGATTAGCCAATGCTGGTGTTTGCCCTTGTGCAGGTGTCCGGGTATGAGTAAAGCCTGGTGCAATTAAAATTTTTGGCACAAAGCCCAAAATGTTTTCTGCTGATAAGAAACAATGCACCCCTTCATAGTCACCATTGGTTGCATCAACACCACCTAAAATATTTGCAAGTGTGAGTGCATCAGATGTGCCTTTTTCAACTCGAACCACAACAATGACCGCACCAATCTGATCAAAGATCGAATCAATGGCATCTGGTAAAGTACCTGTAAGACCGAGTTTGGCTGCTTGTGTGCGTGAACCTGCGATAAGCACTGGCGTATTGACTGGAAACAATATTGGATCTGCATCTGGTGCAGTACCAATAAGTCCAATGGTAGAACTGCGTACAGTGGTAATTGGTCGGGACCCATCATCGACTGTGACGTTTTGAATCCCGTGTAAAAATATGTCGCTCATGAATAGAATCCACAACCTTATAAGATTTAGGATTCATTTTTCCTGAACTTAATATTGATTTCATTATTCAGTTTTTCACATTAAAGCGTCATCGCATAACGCCACATTTCATCTACTTGCTCATCTGTCAGATTTAAAATACTCAGCATGTATTGAACTGACTCATTTGAACGCTCAAATTTTTCTGATTCGTTGTATTCGATTTCAATGCGAGTCTTTAGTGCTTGATCTTCGATACTTGCAATCGACTGCTCTACTGTTTCAAGTAAATTATTTTGAAGTAATGCAAGTTTGAATTGTCTACGTGTCAGTGAAGTGAACTCGGCAAGACGCAATTGCTCTTTTTCTTCGTCGGTCAGATAATCTTGCGGGTTCAAATGACGATCTACTTCTTCATTTGTCATTTCAATCAAATCATCTTCAAATGCAAATACTTCGCCGCTGTTTTGACTTTTAAAATATTTCATTAACGTAACTCACTCCATTTTGTAAAACTACCGTTGACTCGGTATGTTGAACCATTTGGCACGATTGCTGAGATTGGCTTGGACTGGTTATAACCGTCTTGGTTGCCAAAAGATGTCACTGACACCCCATCCAAAACCAGTTCAAATGATCCGGCATTATTCCAATTTGCGGTTGTAACGATGATTTGGATCGGTTTGCCTGTTGTATTTGTATATGTTGTATTTACGGCTCGACTAGACGTAACGTCAGACCAACTTTGGCCAACGCCGATTACATTATTTGCAGTCGTCGTAATCGTAATATTTCCAGATCCATCAAAGTTTGCGGATCCCGAAACTGCACCAGTTATAGCGATGTTTCGAGCAGTTTCTAATTTAGTTGAAGTTGAAGCATTTCCTTGAAAAATTGCATTTCCACCATCTGCCCCCACAAATTTTTGCGCATACATCCAGGTCGTAGTCTTTATATCTGTGTTGGAACTCAATAGTCCCGTGAGCGCTCCACCCGCGAGTGGTAACTTTGAGCTATCTTTTTGACCTAGGTAATACCAACCCAACCAACTTGAACCACCGTTCCATGTTTGACGAAGTGCAACGATATTCTCATTATTTCCGCTTAACTGATGAGGGAAATAGACTTGTGAGATGACATTCCCTGATCGATAAACTTGTAATACTCCATAACCGTATAGATCTGCTAGACCATTCTCAGATGAACACACATATACACCCGCAGTTAAAGCTGCATTAAGTTGTGATTCGTTTCCGATACCGCCATTTAAGCGCTGTTCAGCGGTAATGGTAATGGCTTGTGTGCCATCAAAAGTGACCCCATTAATTGCTCTTGGATTTTGAAGCTTAGTGGCTGTTGCTGCATTGCAGTCAATGCCATTTGAATTTAATCGAGCAATGACGTTGCCGTTTTGCGCATCAATAAAATTGAATATCCCGCCATAGACAGCAAAATTCATTCGATCAACACCAGAACGCCCCATATCAATGTAATGATATGAATCGGAAGCAACCATGCCCGTTGCCGTGGTTATATTGCCTCCAACATCATTGGTTCCATCAAAATCCTGTCCAAAAATTTTCCGAGTATTTTTAAGTTTGGTCGAACTTGCGGAATTTTCAGTCTTATCAAGCTTGTTATCTTGTAAAACTTTGCCTTGTTTCGCAGTTAAAGCTTTAGTCGAATCATCAGTCACTAAATCATCTACAATCTGAACAACACCCGTTTGATTTGTTGTCGCTAAACGAATATTTTGCTGTGAAACAGATGTGATTAAACCTTTAGCATTTACTGTGATCGATGGAATCTGAATCGTAGATGCGTATGTTCCTGCTGTTACACCTGAGTTGGCCAATGTTAGAATACAAGATGCGTTTGCAGAACCGTCAAAATTAAATGATCCAGTGGCTGCACCAGAAAAATTAATAGTCCGCAAAATTTGAAGTTTTGATGCACTTGCAGCATTACAATCAATACCGTTTGAATTTAATCGAGCAATGACGTTGCCGTTTTGCGCATCAATAAAATTGAATATCCCGCCATAGACAGCAAAATTCATTCGATCAACACCAGAACGCCC